AGGTAAAACTTTTACTCAGTCTCATAAAATGGCTCAGAAAAAAGTTGGTAAATAGTGCCTAGAAAATTTAAAAAAGTTGCTAAAACAAAACGTGGAGTTCCAAAGAAATACGTAAAAGGTTCTAAAAATAAACGTAAAACTGAATCAGAAATAATTAAGACTAGAAAATTGTACAAAGCTGGTAAATTAACACCAGCTATGATGGACAAAATATCAAAACAAAGGAGTAAAAGTGCCAAGAAAAAAAATCGCAAAAAGAAAACCAGCAAGAAAAAAATCAGGCGGAGGTAAAGCTGCCGTATTATCTAAATATTCTAAAAGTTCTGGTATATCAAAATCTACGTTATCAAAAGTATATCAACGTGGATTAGGAGCTTACTACTCAAGTGGTTCTAGACCAGGCGTATCTGCTCATCAATGGGCAGCAGGACGTGTACGTAGTTTTGCAACAGGTAAAGGTGGTGCTAGAAAAGCAGATAAAGATTTAATAAGAGGTGGTAAGAAAAAAACTACTAGAAGAAAAAAGAAAAAGTGAAACTAAATACAAATATATCTATTGAAAATATTATAACAATTATTACGTTAATATGTTCCGTAATACTTGCTTTTGGTTTTATGCAATATGATATAGATGCAATACGTAAAGAGTTAGAAAGTAAAGCAAACGTAAGAGAAATAGTTGCTGATAGAGAATTGATAGCTTATAAACTTGATGTAATAATGCAAGACATTGCAGAAATAAAACAAACCTTAAAGGAGAATAAATAATGGATTTTAAAAAAATTATGTTAGCAGTAGCTGAACAACAAGCTGACCAATTTAAACAAAAAGCAGTAGAGTGGGTTCAATCTGAAGAATTTCAAGAAGAACTTGCTACTAAAATAAATAAAAAAATTGACATACCATTTGTATCAGAAGATAAAGAACAGATATTTTTTGAAAAGTGTGTTGATTTAGTTGCTGATGTTATTGAAGGATTATTTAAAGAAAAATAATGTATAAGTTTGGTAAAAGGTCTAAGCAAAGATTAAAAGGTGTTGATGCTAAACTTGTAAATGTACTTAACGAACTTATTAAAATTATGGACGTAACAATTATTGAAGGTTTACGTACGCAAGAAAGACAAAATAAATTAGTAAAACAAGGTGCAAGTAAAACAAAGTTTTCTAAACATATTGAAGGTAAAGCTGTAGATGTAGCACCATATCCTATTGATTGGAAAGATAGAGACAGATTTCATTATATGGGTGGAATGATACGTGGAATTGCTAAACAATTAAATGTTTCTGTACGTTGGGGCGGAGACTGGGATGGTGATGGCGAAACAAAAGATAATCGTTTTGATGATTTAGTTCACGTAGAAATAAAAGAATAACGTAATGGCTAAACAAAAATTAATTATACGTGATTTTTCAGGTGGTATGAATACAAAACGTGACCCTAGAGATATAGCTGATAATGAATCTAGTTATATGAATAACTTTTCTATTGATGCTATTGGTAAACTTAAAACTGCTGGTGGATTTTATGACCATATAGAATCAAATGATGGTTCTACTAATTTAACAGAATATATATCTAATACTAATTTTGTAAATTTAAAAGACTTTAGTGATGCAACTATTAACGCTGGTGGTTTTGGTGCTTTTTATTTTGAGTCAGACCACGGATTAAGTAATGAACAAACCATAACAGAAACTATATCTGGAACTGTTTTGGCTATTGGCACAGGTGATGGTCAAATAAGTTTTAATAAAGTATCTACAAAAGAAGATGAACCTCCATATATTCCTGTAACAAATACTGAGTAACTATGGCTATACCTAAAAAACAATATATGAAACTAACAGATGGTGATGATGGTACTGCAAGTGACATATATAAAGATGGTGTACGTGTTCAAAATAGAATAAAAATTGGAGACACGTTAAAAATTAGTGGTACTGCTAGTAACAACGGTATATTTTCTGTTTCTTCTATAGTTGTTGATGGTACTGATGTTTACTACGTATTAAAAGGTAGGGCAATTACGAATGAAACTTCTTCTGCTGGAAGTACAGACCCGCAGATAGAAGTTATTAGACCAACAGGAGATAAACTTTGTGTAATAGGTGCTGGTGGAGAAGGCGGAGGTATAAAAGCTTGGTCTACTAATAATACTACAGACCCATCAAGTAGAAATAATGGATGGACTACTGATGCTATACAGCCTACTATTGGAGTAAAAGGTTTACCTGCAAAGTATATATATTTTTTTATTGATAATGCATTACGTAGTTGCAATATAAATCCACAATCAGAAGCATTAATTAAATGGTTTGGATTTATACAACGTGACCAGTTTGGTAATGCTGATGATAACAGTATTACTGCAAAATTTTCAGAGTGGCAAGAACATTCCAATACGTTATCTCCTCCAAAAATTACGGGAGAATATACATTTGCTTACGCAACAACAAATTTTACAGCATCTACAGCTACAAACTATTATCAAAATAATCGTGGCGTAGCTATTGCTAAAAAAAATAGTACTAGTGATTTAAGATTAAATCATACACCCGGAACTACTGTTACTACGTTAGTATTTGAAGATGATGGTGGTGGCGGTACTCCAGCTGAAGTATTAGACCAATCAACTGTAGGTGAAGTTATAACTATAGCAACTGCACTAGGAACTGTTCCTAATGAATATTTATTTTGCACAAAACCAGCAGGTTCTAATGGTACGTCTAATATTTATCAAAGAAGTTATGGTGGTAAAATTATTGGTACTGCACCTGATAGTTTGCAAGACCAAGATACTCCAATATTAGAAAGAGGTTTAGGTTGGAACATTGCTGTAAGTGATGGAACATCTGATGGAGATTGGTTAGCAGATACGTATGAGTTTTATCAAACATTTGTATATGATGGCAATCAAGAATCATTACCAGTTCAAATGGGTAATGGTGCATCTACTATTGCTACGTTTGAACATACAGCATCTGGAGGTAAATCGTTACGTGTTGCTGTATATACTGACGTAGTTTATAGTGGTAGAATATCTGGTGGTAGAATATATATAAAACGTGCCAAATCAGATGATGAACTTACGTTATTATTAGATATAGATATAGTTCAAGGAGTTAGAAGTTCTCTTACGGGAGATTTTTCTACTTGGTCTTATCAAGCTGGTAAAGGTTTTTATTTTATACCAGATGCGGCAGGTAATTGTAAAGAACCAAATATAGATACGTATACAACTATAAATGGTTTTTCTAATCAAACAAAGTTTATATCTATTGGTAAAACAAATGAATTATATAAAGACGTAGTAGTTGCAAATAGAAGAGCTTTTATTGTAAACGTAAGAACATCTGGATATACAGGAGAACTAGAAACATTTGGCGATAGGTTAATGTTTAGTGAAATAAATAGATTTGATACATTTTTAGAAAGCAATTTTATTGATGTATCTAAAGGGGATTACGGTGAATACGTAGCAATAAAAACATTTGCTGATAGACTTATTGCGTATAAACACAATCTTGTACATATAATAAATATAGCTAGTCCTAATCCTGCTAATTGGTATTTAGAAGATACACTACGTTATGGTGGTATTAATTTTAAATATAGTGCTACAAATACTAAGTATGGTATAGCGTGGGTATCAGATACAGGATGTTATTTATATGATGGCAATCAAGTTACTAACTTAATTGAAAGAAAATTAGGAGTTAATGAAGAAACAAGCGGAGAAAATGCTATAATAAAATGGGCTGATTTTATAAATGGTTCTTCAAATGTAAAAGATGCTATGATAGGATATGAACCTATGAGTAATTCTTTAATTATAGTACGTAGTCCTTCTGATAGTAGTGATACTAGTAATGAAGGATATATATATGATTTTAATACAGGAGGTTGGTCGCATTCATCTAGTTTAATTGGTGATAGTAATGTTATTAGTAATTTTTTTCACGATTGGAATAACAACTTGTGCGTTTTCTTTAATACAACGGAAGATGAAACTGATATAAAAAAATATTTACCAGTACCATTAGCAACTACCGCTCAAGAATTAGTTACAAGAGACATAGATTTTGGTGACCCATCTACAGTAAAAAAAATATATGCAGTAACTATTACATATAAAACATCAGCAAATCAAACAATTACATTACTACATTCTAAAAATGGTAAAAAAAGTTTTTCTACATTTAAACAAGAAACTTTATCTATAACTTCTGGTACGGCTTCTTATACTCTTTTAGATGCTACAGTTGTAGACTTACTAGAAGTTGTCTTAAGAAATAGTAGTGGCACAGATTTTACTTTGACTCAAATGAGCCGTAGTGAGTATTTAAA